CCTTATTTTGATGATTTATATTACTTTGGTGAAGTTAGAAGAGTTAGAATAACAGATCTTAAAAAAGAGTTTCCTAATTTAACAGACGAAGATGTTAAAGAACTTGAAGATCAATACCAAAATAGTTTAAATGACAAGTACATATATACACCAGAGGATAAACAAGATAGAAATTATGTAAACGTATTATATTTTGAATATAAAACTTTTAATAATCAAGTATATAAAATTAAACAAACATCTAGTGGTGCGGATAAAGCATTGAAAAAAGATGATAGTTTTA